ACTGCGTGTTCGAACTGACGGCGGACCTCACAATCACCCATCTGGACAAGAGGGTGGGGCATAGTAGGAGGATTTATACCATTAGCAAGAGTGCCTCTTTCTACGGCGGAATCAAAAGACGGCACCATTTCTGTTTTATAATCGAAGGGGAACCGAAGACCATTCTTACCCTGCTGATTTGCCTTCTCCCCAACAGCGTGGCGGAAGTTGTTGGCGTTCTTCTGGACATTATTAGTCTGGTCATTATCGAGGAAAAGATTAACCATCGATTTAACCATAGACAATTGCGGTGTGTATGAATTGCTATTAATAGAAGATTGGACATCATTAATAAGATTGAGGCGAGAGTTTAGCATAATCGCCGAAGGGTAAGAAGCGAGTTCCTGCGAGGTGGGAATTACATATCGTCCCTCTAATTTAAGATTTTTTAGTACATAGGACATGGTGGATGCCGAGTTGGCGGCAGCGACCTGTGCCACATCATAACCATTGAAGCGATTACAGAAGAGTTGCGAATCTGGATTGAGATGAATAGAAACAAGCAGACCACCTGTATAATCATTTCCCAAATGTAAGGGAAGACTATTGAGCAGGTCAAGATTGAGGCGAATTGAAAAATGCTGTCCTATACATTTATCATTAGTATCGGCAATACCTGTCATAGTTGCTGGGTCAGCAGCACGGAGGACACGGCGATTGATTTTATCTGCGTCCCTACCAGAAGCAAGACCCCTTGTAAGAGGCGACTGGATATAATCATCAGCATTATGCGTGTAGCACTCCAATAGACCCTCATATTGTGCGTAATTAATAGCAGAAGTTAGTTCGACCTGCGATTTCTTACTCTGGACCACCACTTTATCTACTACATTTTTAATACCTCCCCAATTAGGAATATTGGTAATTGTAGCAGGTGTAAGGTCAGCACTATTATTATTGAGGTCGTCATTAGCAACCACAGCATCATCGAAGATGGTATTATCCGCCGTTTTCTTTACGACGAATTGACCTACAAGGTGTAGGGTAGAAGTTTCAAGCAACGCCATCTGGGATGGGAGGGAGAAACGAATAGTGGGGAACCCATCACGGTGCGAAAATCCACCAGAAATCACGGAACCTCCTATAATATTCATAGGATTATCATTTAGCGGCGAAATCGAGAAATGTTTTTTGAGGACTGGCATTTTGTATAGTATAGTATAATATAAAAAATTTAGAGATTATATTTATTTACCATTTACCAATTAATCCGTCTGCTCCAATAGTTTGCCGAATTCTTGTCATCCTTCGTCAATTTTCCCTCTTTATTACGAATACCCCCTGATCTATCTAAATAGTTCTTCTGCCTCTTCTTATCCTTATGCTTTGTAAAATCACTCATGCTTGAATCTCCAAAATGAATGAGGCGTTTTGACCCACCTTTCATTACATATACCATCCCCTTCTTACCTGCTCTCGTCGATTTCCTTGGTTTGTATAGTGGTTTATTTTTCTTAAAATCATCCATATATATATACTAATATTTTTTTACTCTACCCTTTTTCTTTTTCTCCTCTATTGCCTTCTCTTTATCCTTTTTGGATAATTCGCCCATAGTTTTAGGAGTATCCTTTGTAATCCGCTTTGTTGGTCTAAATATAGTTCCACCCTCCTTATATGTTTTCTTACCCTTCTCTGTTTTCCATTCCTCCTTATACCATCTGCCTAATCCTTTAGTATCTGTTTTCTTCCCTTCATATGTACCCCCTGCTGCCTTATATTGTTTAACAATCTGCCCACTTCTATAGGCGGAATGTTTTGGATTATCCTTATATACCTTTGCCTTGATACGGTCATACAGTTTTTGGTTCGTAGGTTTCGCCATAATAATATAATATAATATTATAATGTTCCAACAATTACTACTCCTATCTGCGAACAAGATTGAGGTATATGAAATAATTATATCTATATTTAATACAATTTCCTCCTACTTAAGGGGGAGGATTACAAAAGATCATCTAATTGATTAGTTTGGATTTTTTATCTACAATAGTAAAATTAATAACAGCACTACGCAGGTAGGATGCTGGGGAATCGTCCAGAGCATTTCTTATTTCTATATCAAAATAATTTGTTTTAAAATTCTGGTTCTTCATGTCGCTAATCGCCTTGAGGTAGGGTTCGTAATATCCTATTAGTCTATTATCAACCCTGTATTCTGTTTGATATGGTAATGGTACATTTGCCAATATATTTTTATTATATCCTCCTTTTGTTTCATTAACCAATCGAGAGTTTCTTGTATTTTTATAATTTTTGAGAGGAAGATTATTTATATAAATGACATATGCGTCATCGCTCGTGTCTGCGTATAGACTATCCATAACCACCACCCCAGCAAATTGCTGATCCACGACCCCCCTACCCAAACCATTGAAAAATGGCAGGATGGGGAAGAAATCGTTGGTATAATGTGGGAGGGTTGGGTATATAGGATGAGAGGTATATTCATTAGTAATGCTCTGTCCATTTTTCGCTACTTCCACCTTGCTACTATCTATATAGGAGGATAATTCAGCACTGAATTTAAATTTGACCCTGTCTATAAGGACTTTGGGGGTATTATCAGGTCCTCTGTCGAATGCGGTATAAGAAACCCTCTGCCATCCACCATTAATGGAAGTACTCGATAGTAATGGATGGAATGGGATATTCATATTAATTAAATCCTTGCTTTGCCCTGCTTCGAATATGCGATTCGCACCTTCTAACACCTGACCCCATATATACCACTCCACACTATTATTGTCGCTTGTATCATACACCTCCTTCCAACCACTCGAAGAAGTTTTAAGACATACGGAAAAATGTAATTTTACTCTATTAACAAATCCTTCATATACTGAATTATTGAGAAAATCATTACGCCCAGATAAATATTGTTTCTTGTAATGTGGTATTATCGCAAAGGACACTTGGTCATCATCGCTTACGAGAGGTCCTCCCTCAAATTGGTCATCGAGAGCAATAGTTTTTAGTAATATCATCCTATCTATCCTCGTGCCTCCATGCGGAAAGTATTGTGAATCCTCCCTTATAGGACGGCGGACTACACCCCCAACCTCGGCACCACACCCATAAATCTTGAGGGTTTTAAAATTACCAGCATCGCCGTTCTGTCCTCCTATTTCTACACCAAAATAACAGACAGGAACCGCTGGACCAACTCCATCTCCCTCTAACCGAGGATTAGGATAGACGCCATCATTAGTCGCACCTGTACCTCTTGTTCTTTCCGCATCCGTTGAAAATCCCATAGTATTGAGGTTTTCAGGTGCGACTTGTGGTAATCCAGAAGCATATGGTTGGGAATATAGACCACAAAATTCCTTACCATTACCATCGGCACCATCAATATTATCTAAAATCCTCTTTGTTGTTGCCCATACTCTGGGTGCCGTCTTGATATGGTTTGATATATCATTATTCGCAGACCCAACAAATATAGATGTATTAGTCGTCCCATTAGACACCACCGAATCACCAAAAGTTTTGACAGAGTAATGCTGTAAGGGTTTATCACTAATCGCATAATTATCATAAGTCGAACCACCTGCCGCCTTCGCATACGCTATACCACCCCCTGGGTTCCCAGCATTTCCATTATCATTCGTGTGGTTGTTGGGGTCCCTTACAAACTCCGTATTTAAATAGGTATTTGTGGGTTGTAATCCATTATCATCTTTAGGAGCATTCGCATATGTATCATCGAGTTTATTTTGAACTATCGATAGGAGCATCCCTGATTCCCCATTATTATTAACGAGTTCTGTAATATCTCCTCCCTGTTGTTTAAAATTTATAATATTTAGGGGTCCGCAATTATACATGCCTCGTGTATTCTGTATTGCTGATTCCCTATTAAATAGGGTCTGTAGTCGCTGATTAATAGTTTCGGCAAGTTGAACAGCACTATATGTGCCTTTAGGTATATTAACCGTCATCTCTGGATTACTGGCACCAGCAGGTCCAGACATCGTTTTTTCGCCAGGCGACCCTGGAACATACAAAGGTAATGGAAAATCAAAGAGCAATTCTATAGTATTATCCTCCTTTAATACTACCCTCCTATCTCTCTCAATTTTGGCATAATTTAAATAGACTGATGAATTCTTTGGGATCTGTACATCCTCCTTAAATCTTGCTGTGAATGCCTCGGCGGAATCGTAGGGACTAACCAGATTAAAATTCATATTTATACTATACCATTATATAAAAAAAATGAAACTATAACAAACTCTTATTACCCAACTCTATCGATGCCTTAAATGTCTTCTTCTTCAGTAATGCCTCCACTACAGTTTCGTAAAATGAAAATACCTGATGCTCCAATAATTCCGTTTCCTCTAAATGCTTAATCAATTTATTTCTTGTAATAACAGATAGTCCTGGGTGCGTTAGGAGGTATTCCAACCCAAGCAATTCGTCTTCGCTTTCTGGTTCCTCGTCTATCATCTCTAATCCTCCTTTATTAATAGGTGAATCTGGTTGGGCAATTCCAGTTGCGAGTTTCATGGGCGGTGGGTCTGGTTTTTTGGGTGCTAATCGGTAGGTAATACATCCTCCCTTTATAGTCATAATATGTCCTTTATAAGGTCCTGCTTCTACATAATGCTCATTCATATAAATACTACAATATTTTAATCTATAATCTTTTACCCCAAATCTCTCAAATAATATTATATCCTATGTATGACTACGCAAATTATATTCCTTCGCCTGTGCTTTCGTCCTATTTTCTATGGGGGTTTTATCACGGACATAGACATCCTTTAGCGTTTTTAGCACACTATCCACATTATACACGGCAACAATTTTCTTGATTTCCATACACTTACCACAGAGATTATAACCATTACGGCACCATTCCTCCTCATTTCCACACATATGACAACTATAATCGAACATTATATATATACAAAGATATTATTTTTATATTATATTATTTGATATGGGTTTAATAAAATGGTTGTGTAAGCGTTTCTCCTGTAATTCGTCCTGTAAATATAATGAACAAATGGCAAATTGTCCAAAAGCGTCAATGGATAATCTCACGCATATAATGGATTATCAATTATCTATAAAAGATGTAATGAAAATTAATAAAATCCTAAATAAAAAGGAATTAAAAGAGGAAGGCATTATTTACCCTAAATTACAATCGGTTGTTTAATAACTAACAAGCACATTCGTACCCATAGGGGTTGAGCGGATCGTAGCAGTCTTACTTACGAGCATATAGTAATTTACCTCCATAGGACCATTCATAGCAAAATTTCTGGTCGCAATCGTGTCAGCAGGGCGGCGTTTATATTTCCAGATAATGGGGTATGCTC